AGTCGTTGTAAATATAAGAAACTATATAATAATCGTAAAACACACAATATAACATCTCGACGCCGTAAAATCTATCATATTGGTGGTAGTAGTCAAATGATTGATAACGCTGCAGAAATTGATACATTGCTTGCCGAAATTAATTCAGAGTCGTCTTTAGAACTATTACAACAATTAGAAACGTTTGCGGATATTATGTCAGTTAGTCAAACAAATTATTTAAAACAAAAAAATCCAGTTATGGAACAACATAACAATATTAACCGGAATATAGCAATATTAGATACATTACTCAAGATGTATAATAAGTTGAATGAAATAACTGAAATTTATAGCACATTCCCTATATGTAAAATAGACACAACATTAAATACCATGAAATACATTCATACCGAAAACTCTATTACATACGATGGATATATGTATACGTTTAAAGCAAAGGGAATTATTGGTCAAGTATATGTAAATGATGATACTGGTATAAATCAAGCGATTAAAATAATAAAACACGACCAGAAAACAGATTTTAAACGTTTCGTTTATAATGAAATAATTACTTATAATAATATATCATCGATTGTATGCAGCGACGAAAGCGACAAAAGCAAAGACTATTTTTGTAAATTTAAAAAAGCATATATTGATTTCGTTTCGAAACCTATTATACTATATGTTCTTATGGAATATTGTGGAACAGATTTTAACACAGTTATAAATGATGAAAAAATACAGCAAAAATTAACATTTTATATATTAGTTTCATTATTTACAACTGTTGCGAAGGGTATCAAATGTATGCATGATAATGGGTATGTTCATATGGATATTAAACATACAAATATAACAATTTATGATATAAATGATGGTGATATATCCAATATGAAAGCAAAACTAATAGATTTTGGTGCATCACTGAAGATAGCAGATATTGACGGAGGAAGGATTTATTTTGCAGGAACACCGGGATTTATGTCGCCAGAAATGATAAACAACCGTGTATCAGATTATAAAAAATGTGATATTTATTCGTTAGGTATTACATTCGCGAATATTTTAATTATTAAATATTTTAAAATGTTTATAGACGAAAAGATTTCAACAGAAAACTGTTTAAAAGTATTAAAACTCATAGGTTTAGATAAAATGTTATCTTTTGAAGCAGAGAGGAGATTGGATATCGATGCGCTTATTACTATTTTGGACCAATTGAAAGATGATTTTACATTAGATAATTTAACAATTGACAAAAAAGACAAAGAAGACAAAGGCAAAGCTAAATTACATACAGCTGGATTTTCATTAATGGATATATATAACTATTATCCTAATCCAGATACTTTTAAATATTTTAAAGAAAAGAAAATATCTATGGTTGAATATAAAGAAAATAATTTTAAGATAAAAGACCTCATTGCGCATAGCGTATTTACAGAAAAAAAACTTAAAGAAGGTTTAATCTATACGATTGACAATTTTAAAGCCGAAGGCTATTCAGTTGGAAAACTAAAAGCTCTTGGTTTTAAAATAACAGATTTTGTTGGTTTATTTAAGTCGAAGAGTGAATATAGATTTACATTACGTGAATTAACAGGTGAAGATGGTTTTAGTATTGTGGATTTAAAGGATGCTGGAGTTACATTATCCGACTTTAAACAAGAAGAATTTTTAGTTAAAGACTTAAAAGAAGTTCGTGAAAACGATGGAAATTTTACATTACAAGATTTTATTGTTTTGTTTAATAAATTTACAGACTATAAATTTACATTACGTGAATTAACGGATAAAGGTGGTTTTAGTATTTTGGAATTATGGAATGCTGGCGTTTCAATATCAAAATTTAACGACGAAAAATTTACATTACGAGAATTAACAAATGGTGGGGTTTCTATTGATGAATTAAAGAAGAATGGAAATGATTTATATTATTTTATATCTGAGGGTTTTAAAGTAGATAAGTTAATAAAATATTTCACATTACCAGAATTTATTAATTTTGTAAAGGATAATATATTCGGTCTCAAGTTTAAAGATTTAGTAGCTAAAGATTGTTTTTCTATTACCAATTTAATTGACAGTGGAATTACACTAAGAGAATTAATAGATAATGAAATTAACATTGCGGAATTAAAAAATGCTGGAGTTCTATTATCAAAATTTAAAAAAGAGAGGTTTTCAGTTAAGGAATTGAAAACAAATTACCCTGCAAATGATGAATTGCAAACAACTTACTCTGGTGATGATGGAAAGTTTTTATTACCAGATTTTATTGATTTGTTTCGCAGCACTTCTAAACATAAGTTTACAATGAACGAATTAATAGACAAAGGTGGTTTTACAGTAGGTCAATTACACAAATATGGCGACATCACAAGTCATGAATTTAAAGCGGATGGTTTTAGTGCCCGCGATTTAATAAATAAAGAGATTTTTACATTACCTGAATTAAAAAATACGTTTACAGTCGATGAACTTTTTAAAAATAGTTTTAGCATTGAAGAACTTTTTAAAAATGGTGGATATAAATTTTCAGAAATAGAAACGATATATAACACATACAAACAAGATTCAAAAAATAAAGAAGAATTAAAGAAACTTGAAGAGTTATTTAAAAAATGTAAAAGCTTCGTTGTGTTCGGGTCTATAAAATCCGATTGTACATACGAACAAAACAAGCCACTAGAATCAAAAAGAGGTGGTCGATATTCGAATAAGAAAAGTAGGCGAATCATACGAAATAAATAATAATTAATAATTATGTATGTGACTATTACCGATATAATAGTTTTAGTTAGAAACGTTAAGACGTGCTTGTATTTTGATTACTTATACTGAAACAAAATGAAATATTGGATTATATTTATTTGTCATTTTTTAGGTAGTGTTGTAATTTCAAAAACAGTATTATTGAAGTTTTATTTAACCCTTACAGCGTTATGATTAAGCACATATTTCTTATTTTTGTACAAAAATCAGATATTTCCTTATGTAATCAAGCGATAAATAATGAAATATCTGTAAATTGTGTGTTTTTTTAGGAATTATATGCTTTAGCATGACGCTGTAAGGGTTAATATAATAAATTATAAAATAATTCATTATATTATATTATGTTGTATAAATTTCGAAGTAAGTGTCGTCAATATAATAAACATAAAGTATCACGACGGCATATTGGTGGCACTGGTGCTACTGAAGTTAGTGAAATTAAAAGCATAGACTCTTTGATGTTCACTAATGTTAGTAATATTGAATCTATGAAACTGTTATTAATAGAATTAGATAAAGAAAACTATAGTAGAATAATAACTTCTAAACAAATAGGTACATTATTAGGAAAAATAGGCGGATCTAAAGAAATCAACCTCAACGATTATCCGAATATAAAAGACAATATAGAAAAATATAATATGACACAAAATACATTACGTTTACCTTATTTTGATAGTATATTCAATTCATTTCCTATATGTAAAATAAATACAACTTTAAATGATGTTGTGTCTTATAATTATAATAAGAGTGAAAATGAATATATTCAAATTAATAAAATACAATATACGTTCGCTGGTGGTGGAAGTTTTGGTCGGGTATATGTTAATAAAGAAAAGACTGAAGCAATTAAATTCATAAAAATAAATTTACATCAGTTTATTATTGAAACTGACGACGGAGAAAGAATAGATACAAAAAATGTACAAAAAATAGTTAATACTGAAATAATAAAATATAATTCTATAACAGAATTGGTATGTAATAATAGCAATAATTATTTTTGTAAATTTATTGACGCATATGTTAAAAAAATACCTAATTATCTTGAATATTATCTATTTATTCGAATGGAATATTGTGGAATCGATTTATACACACTATTACATACCCCTGAAATTTTAACACTTGAAAAAATATTAAAATGGTTTATAACTATTGCTAAAGGTATCAAATGTATGCATGATAATAATTATGTTCATCTTGATATTAAACCTGAAAATATAACTATTACTGAAAATGGCGAGGGTTATGCGAAATTAATAGATTTTGGATTGTCTCATAATATAAAATCGAATGAAATTGTTTATGGTGGTACACCCATATTTATGGCACCGGAAATGAACGAACGTCAACACCAAATTGACTATATAACATGTGATATTTTTTCATTAGGAATAACCTTTATTGATGTTATATATTTTAAATATTTTAAGACAAATAAATTACAATTGTTAGATAAATTAAATTTTAACTATTATAAATGTATAAAACTAATAGGATTGTATGAAATGATTTACACAGAACCTAAGACACGACCATCAATTGAACACGTAATAGATACATTAACCGAAAGGTTGAAGCAAATAACAGAAAACGAAAAAAAACCAGACTATGAGTTCACGTTAGAACAATTACATAAGGCTGATTTTTCAATAATGGAAATGTATATATGTGATCAAAAGAACGCTCTTATATATTTTAAAGAAAAAAAGTTGACTATAAATACATTAATTGACAATTATAATTCTCTATCTTTATCTTTAGTAGAAAAGGCATACATTCCTTCACCTTTTACATTAACAAATTTAAAAAAAATAGGATATACATTACAAGAATTTATTGATTTGTTTAATAGTTCTCACAAACATAAATTTACATTACGTGAATTAACGGGTGAAGGTGGTTTTACGATTGCTGAATTAAGGAGTGCTGAAATTCCATTAGAAAAATTTAAACAAGAACCAGAACCATTCTCAGTTGCTGAATTAAAAGAAACTGATGAAGATAATAGAAATTTTTCATTACAAGAATTTATTGATTTGTTTAATAGCTCTCGCAAACCTAAATTTACATTACGTGAATTAACGGGTGAAAGTGGTTTTACGATTGCGCAATTAAGGAGTGCTGAAATTCCATTAGAAAAATTTAAACAAGAACCAGAACCATTCTCAGTTGCTGAATTAAAAGAAACTTATAAAAATGATGGAAAATTTTCATTACAAGATTTTATTGTTTTGTTTAACAGTGTTAACAAACCTAAATTTACATTACGTGAATTAACGGGTGAAGGTGGTTTTACGATTGCGCAATTAAAGAGTAATGGAATTCCATTAGAAAAATTTAAACAAGAACCAGAACCATTCTCAGTTGCTGAATTAAA